CATATACATAACTGGCAAACCAAGATTACCAAAATATGCTTTGCGGGTAACTAAATCATTTGGCATGGCTAGATACATGGTTATTTCCGCCTTTAATAACTATAGATTTAAATATAGCCTTATGTCTCAGTATGGTATTTCTTCTGGATACCCTGCACCGAAGATTGCAGAGGAATACGAAATTTTCTTGAGAAAAGATGACAAACAAACAATTTATTCAGACGCACTGTTTGACACTTTTTATTACAAGGATGCCATTGTTTTTAAATTTAAGTAAATACACGGGCGGTTACGCCCGTATATTTTAGATTGCTCATATTATTATGACTTATTCTAACTAAAGAGAGTCAGATCAAAGGTGTAGCTTCCCGTCAGCATACTTAACACAGCACCACCGTTGGTATAAGTGTTAAAAGTTACTGTTTTCGCTCCAATAGAAGCGATGTTGACTTGACCGGCACCAAGCATTCGAATAACAAGGTTATCTACAGCTTTTTGGGTAATGTGGCTAGGGAACGCAATAGTAAAACCTGTTGCAGAAGGTGTTACTGTTGCTGTGATTCCTTCCACGTCAGCTTTAGTAACAGCCCCGGCATTAAATGAAATTCTTGCCTTGCGAGTAAAATCAACCGTCAGATCTGTTACCACGCCAAGTCTTTGAAATACAGGAGAGCGTGATGTTGTTATTCCACGAACAGTAACATTGGATACTGCACTGCCAGTGAATGCTATCAATGGAGCAGGAGTGCCACTACTACCACCACCAATATTATCGTGAATGTTAGCTATAGTGATGTTCTGGACGCTTTGTGTATCATGCCCAACAAGGATAGGCGTTGACTCACCCGGACATGTGATCACAGCATTGCTCAACATCCCGTTATTACCGGAGATATTAAACGCAATAATGTCTGTGCGCCCTACAGTTGAGTCTTTAGGAACAGCATAGATGTTCTGGTTAGTAATAAGCCACCTGTTGGATTTGTAAGTTGGAGACTGGCCTTGACCAACGGCATAAACAGGAACTCCAGCGGCGTATTTAATGGTCTGGAAAACCATGTTAGAGGCGATGTAATCAGTAATGTTGTTGTTTTCGTCATTGAAAATCATGCCACCGTTGCCGCCCTCCTGAATCGCGTTATTCAGGATGAAACGTTGAGAAGCGCGGATTGCGAGCATCCACTGGTTGCGGTCGTCTCGACCAATCCAGCGACCTATCATATTGTTGGCAATAACGTTTACGTTGCCGTTAGTATCGCCGCCGGAGCCAGTTGACATATACAGCAGGTGTCGGCCGTTCGGTGCAGCCTCTACCGTCTGCATCACGTTATTGATGATGGTTTCTTTGGCGTTGTCCGTAAGAACTGAATAACCAGCACGACCGCCGCCGACATCATCACCAGTATGGTAGACCTGCTTTTCGGTAATAACGTCATTAACAATCGCGTTCCTTGCCTGGCTGACATAGACGCCACCTGCCAGACCAGCGAAGGAGCGAACCCCACGCACAATCAGGTTTTTGGTGTAACGTGTTAATAACGCGAACGAGGAAATGGCCTCATTAGTGTTATCTGTCGGAGAAGAAGTGCCGCCAGCCTGAATATCATTGATTGTTACATTGGTTGTAGGAGCTGCGTCAGTACCAAGCATCCCGTAAACCGCAGATTTACCTGAGGTATCTGTAACCTTACCTCCTCTTCCTTCAACAAACTGATTGGAATCCAGTCGGTAGACCATGCGGGACTGCATCTCAGGGACATATGTATTGGAGTTCGTTGATATATCTTTATCTATCTCAACATCGCGCCCGTTAGAGAAAACCCCGGCCACGCCAGTAGTATACCCATCAGGCCGTCTGTCAATGGCGTTCAAGTCTGCAGCAATGGTTCCACGGTGATTGGTACCAACACGCTGTGCCCCGGTTGGCTTAGCAAGCTCAATCATCACATCAGAAGCAGAACCGGAGGCAGGAACCACGGATATCGGTTGCCCGCTTTCATTCCATCCGAGCAGCTGATTCCTCCTCGTCTCAATTGGTGGAAGAGTATCTACGTAGCCTTCTGGAACCCTCAATGTTCTTCGAAAATTAATATCAGCCAGGCTATCCACATAGTTTTTTGTGGCTGCATCCTGGGGATAGCTAGGGTCTCTCAAATTGCGAACGTAGTTACCGAGCGCGTCATACCAGTTTGCAAGACTGCTGGGTTTGCGTAATGCGAGCGTGAAGCGCGACCAAACCTGTTGTATGAGCATCGTCAGTTTGTCGAACGCATCTTCATGAACCTCCGGAAAAAAACTGCCCTGATTGCGCAGATCTGTTTCCTGAGTTAACGGCACGTCCCTGGAGATAGAAATTTTCCACCCGTTCGCCAATGGCGCGCTAAGAATGACTTTGCCTCCGTTATAGCCACCAGCTCCAGTGACGGTGTAATCAGTGTCGAGGATAAGCTCTGTGAGGTTGTTATCGAGATCAAGCACGGAAACCACCAGATCTGTCCTTTTGAATACCCGGAAATTGTAATCAAAATTGGTGGTTGTCCCGTTGCCGGTGTAGTCGTTGTGGTCCACTTCGGTCGAAACGGTCATGTCATCAGCTCCAGTATGGCCGCGCCCTTTGCGCTATGCATATGAGCATTCTATAACCTGGCAAATCTATTATGAATTATCATTACCTCATAGAAGGCAACAAATTACCCTATAGGTAAGGTGATTTTACTGGAGTAAATCGCAGCCTTCTGATATATGTATATATATACAGTACTTAGATGAAGGAGGCGGCATGTCGCAGTATCATCACCCTCTTGAAGAGGGAAGGTTGGGATCGCTGAATAGCCCGAAAGGTGTTATGGAACTTGTTGAAAAATCGCATCTAATGGAGCTGATCAGAGAGCTTGAAAAGGACGGTCATGACGTAAGCGGAGCTGCCGCGGAGCTCGTCGCCCTAGTCAATTACGTCACCAGCACGCAGGTTTCCATTAGCGATATTCAGACTCACCTTGACTACTGCGTGTTGAGCCTGAAAAAGAGCATTGGGCAATAATTTTTGGTAATACTTGGGCCGCGATTGCGGCCCGTGACATGTCACTATTTTTTGGTTGACTCTCTCAACCTTGCGAAGCCCATGACCAATAAGCCAACGCCGCATAAGAAAAAGAAGAGGATCAACAGAAAATCTATTGCAGTAATTTTCGAATTATCGAAAAACAACATGGTTACGCTCGGGTAAAGGAAAAACGTCACCATGAACAGGTACACAGCCAAAAACTTAATTCTTTCCATCGCTTATTTACCTATCATGAATTGTGATGGTGGCACCAGGAACTCGTTGCCCTGCTCCCGCTCTACGCGGCGCTGATAACGCTCAAGCGATCCGGGGTCCAGAGAGTCCTGTATCCGGTTCAGGATCAAACCGTTCATAGCCGTGCGCAGCCAGAAAATGTTAAGAAATGGCGTGTTATCCAGCGTCGTTCGATACCAGTCTCCTAAATCCGCCTCGCCGCGCGTCGTCTGCTGCAGCAGCGTGATAATGCTGTCAGCGTTGGACGCCGCCGGCCCCATCAGAGACGTTACCGGACCTGCTCCCATCCGGTTTACTTCTCCGAACATAAAATCTCCGAGGATGCCGAGCCCGCCACCCTGTGCCGCCGCGGCAAGAAATGTTTTCGCATCTGCCGGTCGCGGTGTCTGCCCTTTCAGCATCAGCTTTGCCTGCATTGAGACGTAGCCAAACAGCGTAGCCCAGACAAAGAGGTTAGCGGCGCCCATGAAAGCGCCGTTACCGTTACGCATCAGCGCATTGGTAAGCGAGGTTGTTTTCGATTCGCCGAGCCCTGCCGGGGTATACCCGCGACCAAAAACCTCACGCCCGAGCACGTTCTGCATGAAACTGGCAGTAAAAGATTTGTACTGCCCAGCGAAGCGGATCGCCTCGCCCGCCACTGTTCCCGGAACCGTCCCCATTTTCATAAACGCCTGCGTGCGGTCGCCGGGCTCGGACATAGCAATGTTCAGGCGATCGAGGATATAACCGCGCAGCTGGCCTTCGAGTTGGTCGCGCGCGTCGGCGATTGCGCGATCCGTTGGGTTCAGCCCTTTGCTTTCAACATAACGGGCAATCACGTCATCCGGCACGCCGCGGACGCCGCTGGTCGTCATGAACTTGCGGCCCTCGCTGTCGGCCATGTCCATGTTACGGAAAATTTCCCATTCCCGGTCACCGATACCGTGCAGGTCGAGGACGCGGCGCAGGTCTTCCGGCAGGCTGGCGTGAGGCTGGTCAGCATTTTTAGCCAGCCAGTTGGTAATCATCAGAGCATTGGAGTTGCGTCCGCTCTCGGTCCAGAAATTCATCAGGTTATATTTGAAAAACAGCTGCTGGGCGCGCCCCATTTTCCCGGTAAGCGAGTCGTCGCCGGAGATGCGCCGGATGATTTCCTGCGTCATGGCGTCAGAATAAACGCCGATGGACGACAGGATCTCTTTCTGCTCTGCGCTGTTATACCGGGAGAAACGCCCTTTCATGGCGCCGAGCACCGCCTGCATAAAGTTCTGCCCCTGGTAGCGCATTTCAGTAGCGGCGATCGGCACGTCGTTGAATGAAGAGATAACGGCGCCACCGAGCTGGCTCATACGCAACCAGCCGCGCACCGCGGCTGAGGCATTGGCCCATCCAACACTGCCAGGGATATTCAGCGAGCCGTCAACCTGCGGCATAACCGTGCGATTTAGGCGCCGAACTTTGGTCATGTAGTCAGCCAGGGCCGCCGGATTACCAGACTTGCTTACGTCCTCTGCCAGCGTGTCTGTGAGGTATTTGAACATATTGCCGGGATTGGTTCCCAACATGCGCATCATGCCTGTATTGCGCGCCGCGCTGTTAAGGCCGCCGAATAATGCTTCGCGCAGACTGCCGGTTCCGAACTGCTGATTGTATTCGTGCCAGGAGATCCCGTCTTTGAAATGCAGCACGCGTTCCTGGCTGGCGCGCTTCGCCGCATTTGCCGAGCCTTTGAAGCCGTTCATCCAGTCTGGCTTTTCTGATGTCAGGTGAACGCCAGAGGCCAGACCGTTATACACGTTCCGCATGAACTGATCGCGGTCGGCGACGCCATCAAATGTGCGCTCATCCAGGCGCGGAAGGATTGCATTGCGCCAGGCATCATACCCGGCAGCGCGGATCTTCATGATGTCATGCGACTGTCGAACGATATAGCCCGGCTCTTTGCGTATCCACGCCCCAGCGCGGTTCTCGTCGACGCGTGCCGCTTCCTGCCACTTCATGATAATCTGCGCCGCACTGACTGACTGTTTCGTCATTCCTTCGGTAGATTCACCGCGGCCAATTCGCCACATTGCGTCAGCGATTTCACGGTCGTTGCTGCCGCTGGCGATGAATTTAACCAGCCCTGCTCGGTCAAAATCGTAATTGATGCCTGCGTGATATTTCCCGCGAAGTTGCGCCACCTCTGAGGATACCGACCGGCGCGCCCCGGTGCGCGCATCGTTACGCCCTACCAGTATCGCCTCCAGTCCTATATCCGGGCGGTCTTTCCAGATAGTGCGCAGCTCGCCGAGTCGCTGAGCCGCCACGCGTGTGTTAATCGCTTTATTGCGCGCTTCAATCTGTTTTGCCAGCACGTCAGCGTTACTCAGTTCTTCGGCGGCACGCATGGCCGCCTCTTCGAGTGACAGTGCCTCGTTGCTGGCAAGTATGCGGTTTGTTGTGTCACGCATATCGCGCACCAGCCCTTCCATTTCATCAGCCGACAGCTCGCGGCCAGCGGCGGCGTTAACAGTGCGCTCGCATTGCGTCAGGAATTCGTTGGCAGCCATCAGATCCCCCGGTTAATCATACAGGCAGCAAATGCCCGGAAAGCGTTGCTCATGCTATTGTCGCTGGCCTCAGCGCGAATAGCATTGAGGTTTTCGCGCATCGTGGCCGCGAGCTCCGGATTATCGACAGCGATATCATCCAGCAGCGCGTTGCTTATATTGAATTCGTTCTCAAGATCAGCTGCGGCTGCTGTCAGCTCATGATCTGCTTTCTGCGTTTCCTGATAAACGCGATCGGCAGTTTCGCTAACCGGGCGCGCCGTTTCATCAACCTGCCGCACCGGGTTCTGTATGCGCTGGATAGCGCGCTCGCGCAGCGCCGGTTTATGCAGCTCATAGAAAGGCTCAACGTCCGGGCTACGGCCTTCCATCATGTGCGCCAGCGCGGCGCGGTAAGCCTGCTGGTTGACGGTCCAGTCTGCCTCCCTGATAGCGCTGGCGGCGGTGCGCACTGCACCGGCGACCGGCGACATCTGCATGCCATCGCGGATCTGCTGCGCGCGCTCGGCGATAGTGACTTTCAGGTCGTCTGGTATCTCGCCGCGGGAAAGCTGTGCCTGCCGGCCACGCGCCTGCTCGGCGGCGGCATTACGCTCAAGTGCCTGGTTTATCTCTTCATTGCGGGCCGCGAGTTGGGCTTTCTCGGCATCGATATCCTTCTGCGCAAGACGGCGAGCTTCCTTAAACTTCATCCGCTGGCCCTGGTATTCCGTTGTACGCTGTTGCAGGGTAGCGTCTAACTCATCAGCGCGGCGCAGGTTGGCGGAAAGTTCGGTGCGCAGGTCAGCAACGTTGTCTATCTGGCCGGTTTGTAACTCCTGCTGGCGCGCCATGTATTCAGGTACCACGTCATCATAAGCCCGGCTATAGGCATAACTCTCTGCTTCGCTTGAAATGGCAGCGGCCAGATCAGAGTTTGTGCCGCGCTCAGGGATATTTACACCAGACGGGATGTTGTCCGGTGTTATAACCGGCGTTGGCTGAGATTCTGGTTGAATATCCGCCTGCGCCAGCGGAGCGGCGGTATCATTTCCTGCACCTGCCGGGCGACGCGCGCGCACCAGGTCGGCGATAATACCGCCGCCTGCATGCATCAGACCGCCCGCCATCGTGTTGAAAAAGGTGCTTTCCAGCGCGTTTCCGTAGGTAAAATCATCGCCATCGGCCGCCGCTGCTTGGGCAGTTAACGGCACTGTCGCCACAACCTGAGCTGCGCCCATGCGCGCACCGGCCAACAGGCGCTCCCCAAAACGCCCTGCCACAGAAGCCGCCTTCGCCTCGCCAGCGAAAGGCACCAGCGCCAGAGCCACGTTTCCGGGATCTGCCATCGAGCCCGCCAGGCTGGCCGCGAAATTAAGCGGGGTCGCCGCCCAGCCACTCGGCGCAGACATTGCGATCTGCTGGCGAGCCAGTGAGTTCTGGCGCTCTTCCACCACGTGATCGAGAAACGCTTTTGTTACACCGTTGTCCGGCACGTTGATGCTTTTAACGCCATACTGCTTGAGCCGCTCGTCAGCCTCCTGCTTGCTGACAATTGCAGAGTTAGGGTCGTTCGCCAGCCTGTCAGCGGAAGAGAACCGAATACCCGACATCACCGGGCCTTCTTCAAATCCCTGCTGCAATGAAGAGAGTAGCGATTCACCCAGCCCGGCAGGCGCGTTACTGATGGGCTGGTTAATGCCTGTGCCCGGATCTTCTGTAAAAATTGGCATGTTATCTTCCTGACTGCTGGCCGTTCTGGAGGATGTCGAGAATGTTTTCGCGTTGGCTCTCTGCGCTGTAATTTTTCGACTGGCCTGGCGTGTATTTCACTGGCGTGTCGATAAATTTGGTCAGTTTGTTCCAGGTAGATCGGTTGCCTGTTCCCAGTTTCGCCAGATCGCTGAATGGAACGGTGATCGGGTTGCCGTCGGCACCGTTCACCAGCAGGCCATTCATCATCAGAGTAAGCCCGCTTTCATTGCTGTTCGTAACCCACTGCGCGCTCTCTTTGATTCGAGACAGGCTTTGCTCTTTGTTGACCGACTCTGGCAGTCGAGGGTCGCCTATCAGCGGCATAATCTGCTCGGCTGACAGATTTTCAAGGTAGGCGTTTGCGCCGTCGGTTACGTCGCGCAGATCAAGCCCGGTGCGATTTGGCAGGCGCCACGTTCCACTGGTCTGGTATTGCTCTCCCAGAATGTCCTGATACGCCTGTTTCGCCGCATCAGACGGTGACATGCCACGCTGCATGTTGATATACGTCAGGCGCTTGCCTTGCTCGTTGAAGTTGTTCCAAACGGCAGTGCCGCCAGGCTGTACAACCATCGTGCTGGCGAAATCTTTCGCCTGATCGTTCCACGATGAATCAGCTTTATCAGCATCAGGCTTCTCGAAACTTCCCCGCAGGTCAGCCGTTTTAACGCTGCGGTTCTGCCAGAGCGCGTTGGCTGCACGCGGGTTTTCTGTAGCCATCACAACCTGTAGCGCCGGGAATGCATTTTTCTGCACCTGCTGCATCACCTGATCGGAGTATTTCCCGAACGACTGCGCCACCGACTGGATCGCGGTGACGCTCGATTCCTGAGAATTATCGATGCGTTCAAGCAGGCTGTTTACCATCGTGTCGGGAAGAACTTTTTTGCTGCGGATGCCCAGCCGGTCTTTCTCGGACTGGATGCGCGAAACCAGATATTCCCCTGATGCCTGATTGTTCTGGTATTCGGCAAACGCGCTCTGCACCACCGGAGAATATTGTTGCAGCCAGGTTCCCGGATCAGACTCGCGCGCCTTCAGCACCTGGTTCAGCTTTGACTGAGCTGTTGCGTACAGCTCATGCTTATATTTGAAATCGGCGTCGTTTTCCTGCGGTTGTAACGCCTGCACTGCCGCCGTCGCCTGCTGCACGTTACCCTGCATGATTGACTGGTAAACTGGCTGCAGGGTCATGGCCTGCTGATATTGCTGGTAGGTTTTCTCCATCTGCATGCGTTCTGCAGGGGCGGCCTGCAACGGCAGGACCGCTGCCCACTCACGCGCGCTGATTGGCTCTACCGGTTGTCCAGCTTCAAGGCGGGCCAGATCATCCTGCATCCGGCTTTGCAGCGCTACGCGACCGGCAGATGCCTGCATATCGTAGAGACCTGCCACCTTACTCATCATTTGAGCTTTGCTGGCCGGACTCATGGCATTCCACCACGGCTGTGAAATCAGGTTCTCCATCGTCGCATCACCGGGGATAGCCGCCGCGCTGCCGGTAACTTTCGCTACGTAATTTCTGGTTTCTTCGTAGGGAATAGCCGCCGCGAATTGCTCATTGCTGACTTCGCCGGTGCGTGGGTCGCCAAGCTTAACTTTTGATGGATTGCTACCTGATTTATTGGTGCCATTAATCCAATCGTCAACAGCACCGGGTCCGGCGTTATATGCCGCCACCGCCAGCACCGGGTTATTGCTATATTTTTTCATCTGGGCGCCGAAATAAGCCTGCCCGAGTTTTGCGTTATAACGCGGGTCATTCAGCCATTTATCGCGATCCCATGGCAGACCAGCCAGACGCGCAGCCTCCGGACCGGTATCCTCCATCACCTGCGCCACACCCACCGCGCCTTTCGGCGACACAAGGGGAGCGCCGTCTTTGCTGTACTGATTGCCACCACTCTCATTCCAGATCATCGCGGAAAACAGTTGCGCTTCCGTAGGTGTGTCCGTCACCTGAATCTTGCCGCCTGGCCCCAGCATCTGCTGATACATCGGCACATACCAGGCCTCAGATGCACTTTTTGCCGCATTTTCACGCCACGAAATCCAGTTCTGCTCTATCTCTTCATCGCTCTGCCCGTGGGCTTTGCCATAGGCAATAATGCTGTTCCTGGCAGTCAGTCCGGCAACGTTAGCCATTTCTGGGTTCATGAACTGCGTGGTAAGGGTTTTCAGCGTTGCTTCCTGCATGCCAGCTTCGTACTGCCGAACCTGCCCCGCTTCATGCCGCCCGGCCTGGGTGGTGAAGCTCATTCGCTGTTGCTGGGCCTGCTGCAAGAAAGCATTGCGAGTCTGCTCGTCAGGCAGTCCTGCAGCGATCTGCTCAACCTGTTGGTCAAACTGCTGCGTGTATTCCTGGCTTTTGCCTATGGCATTTTTACCCTGAAGGTTCATGAAACCGCTGTCAGGGTTGTTCAATAAATCATTGCCGACGGCATTCAACTGCAGGCTGGCATCCTGCGTCAGCGCCACATTCGCGCGCTGTTTTGCTTCTGCAAATGCACCGGCATATTTCTGAGAGGCATCAGCAATCACATCGCCGACATTAGGCTGCGGCAGCGCCTGCAATCCCGGCGAAGAGTACCCGCGGCTTTCAACCTGGCGACCTGTAACGGTTGGTACGACTGGCATGATGCTCTCCTTAACGTCCGGTAAGTGTGCCTACGGCGGCGCTTATCGGCGCGGCCTTGCTCTGAGTGAACGGATTCCATGTGCCGCCGCCCATCTTATAAGCGCCATAGGCGCTAAGAGGTGCTGTGAGCAGAGTAGAGAAAACACCCATATTGGCTTGAGAACGTGCAGAGCTCGCCTCTGCCCGGGAATTCGCTGCCTGGGTCTGATAGCCATATGCCTCACGGCTGGCATTGTTGACGGTGGTCAGTGCGTCAAGCTCTCCAAACTGAGCGGTGTCACCCATGATATCCAGAGATCCACCTGTACTAAGATCACCACCACCTGCGGCAATAGCTGCTGCTTGACTTCCCTGCGCAATCCGGTTCCGTCGGCGGACCTCATCTGCCTGTGCATTACCACGATTAATGGCGTCGTTTGCCTGCGCTTCGGCAATGTCTGCATTCTGATTTGCGACCGCAGCGGAGTATCTACCATTCTGGTATTGCGAATACGCCTGAATCCCGGCAGATGCCAGACTGACCGCTACCAGAGCAGTGGTTGGTTCACACATTATTTTTTCTCCATGTAAAAGCGATGGAACGGCCGCTGCTCTTTGCCGTATGGCACCGAATCTTCGAGATGGAAACCGAGCCATTTAAGCCACGCTTTAGCCACGTGATTACGCTCGTCAACATAGTTCTCAAGATACGGATAGGGCATCAGCATTGCATTGACTACGTGACGGCAACGTCTCAGAAACGTGCGCTGGTATTTATGCAGATCGTCCGTGCCAACAAGCCACGGAATCCCCCTTCCACTCAGGATAGAGGCTGGCGCCACACCGAAAATCGTCACCACTTTTCCGTTAATTAGCCCGGCGCAGCAGAAGGTGGAAATTCGCAGGCCATGCTCCATCACTTCGCGCGGCGACTGGCCGGAAATAGCGATAAACTCATTGACATCTGCCTGCCGAACGAGAGGTAACATCTCTTCGATGTGGCGCTGCTCGGCTGGCACTATACGAACATCAAGCATTTCGCCCCCCTACTGCCAGTGCCGGGATCAGAGCCAGAACCGACAGAGGCAACGGGTCTTGCTGGCGCACAATAATGCGTCCGTTCAGCCCCCATGTGCTGTCTACTTTCAGCGTTACCTTACCGGTAGCGTCATCAACCGGATCGTCGTAAAACTCAAACTCACGCTGTGGGTATTCATAAAACTGCCCGCCGGGCGTACTGGCCCATATCCCGCGGCTGGCATTCACCACCAGAGAAACAGAGGTGATTAGCTGCTTTTTATCCAGCAACGTTTCCTGACCGTTGATGTTGACGTCAAGGGTTTCAAGCTGGGAGGTATAAGGCAGGCCGATATGCACCACCGCGCCTGGGGATTCGAGAGTTACCGCCCCGCCAGTTACGACCTTTTGAGGTTCGACGTTGGCATCAGAAAGGATGCTTACCGTTTTCCCTTCAAGGTGGCCAAGCCCGGAGAAGGTCTGACGTGCCAACTGCCAGTTAGTGACAGCAGTATCTCGAAGCTCTGGGGGGATGTTTCTGCTGGCAGATATTTTCACGACGTTAGCGGTTGTAAGCTGGGTAATGTTACAGCGTAACTCCATGTCCTGCGGGTTTCCGTTTGCGTCCTGCCCAACGTAAGGGATCTGGATTTGTGCACCGACGTCCGAACCTGTGAATCCAAGGCCACCGGACATGGTTAAGGTGTATTCCTGCCGATAATCCCAATCATCACTACCACCGGTAATTTTTATCGTAGCCGCCGAGGCGTTACGCCCGTCATAACTCAGGCCGCAGTCGACAAAAAAAGCGTCCTCGATAGAGGTGAACAACCTGCTGGCAAGTCGCTCAATGTAGCGTACCGTCTCCCCGTTTATAACGCGGCGCACCACGAAATAAACGGCATCCTCCTGGCTTTCACTGATTGAGCAGGTTGATTCGAAAGAGCCGTCAGTCGGCTGCGGCGCCCAGGCAAAAACCTGCTGGTCTTTGAGATAGGTTAACGCCAGCAGCATTCCGTCATCGCGGCAGCACCAGGCAGTCGAATAAGGGACAGTGCTGAAGGACCAGTCCACAATGCTGTGCTTCTGGAAAAGATGGTTTGCGAGGATTGTCAGGTCATTACCCTGATATCCGTCCACGTCGAAAGAATAGGCCAGATCGCGCACGGCGCTGCCCTTCTCCTGCACGAATAGCGCTATATTGGCAACTGCAATCGGCGGCAGGTTACTGCACCCGTTTGAGCCCTGTGAGGAAAAGGCGAACGCGCTCGGCGTCAGGGTTTTGTTCTGGTCTCCGGTGATGATGTATTCTCCGCCGGACGTCAGCGCAACCAGCGATCCGACGTCAATAAGGTGGCGGATCTCATTCACCTGCCGGCCAGCGTATGTGTAAATGATGCGGTCATCATCCTGGATAGGGTTGTTTTTGCCGAAGTCTTTGTAATCCCCTATCCGGCTGGCCCAGATGGTTTGCGGAAACGCGGTGCTTGCCGCGAAAAAAAGGCGCTGCTGGTAATAAACAACTGTTCCGGGATAGCCGTTAACGTCGTTCCAGGCGTAGCGCGCCCACTTATAGCTCGGACGTCCTGAACCAACAACATTCTCAGGGATGTAAGAAATAACGTTTGCCGTTGCAGTCTTGTTATCGCTCCCAACGGCGGTGATGCTTGCAATGCCAAATCCGCTATGCAGGTATTGCCACTGCACACCGGTATCGGTATCGCCGGTTCCACCCCATCCATCCCAGGCTGCGCCCTCATTATGCGACGGGCGAAGCGTGCCGGTAGTACCGGTAGTCAGCGCTTTGTAGTAGTTGCTGCCAGCTCGGATAATACCGCCTGCGGTGGTTTTTTTTCCGGTTTCCCAGACAGGTATTGAATCTACGGCGGGCTGTTCCAAATAGAAGAGCTTCCCGACCTGCTCCGCGCCGAAAATCGAGGCGGTGGCCGTCAAGGTAATAGTGCCGGTCGAGGCGCTTGCATAAACCTTCTGCGCTTCATCAACGTTTATATCCTCGAACGGGCCGTTTTTGGTCTGCACGGCGACGATCTGCCAGTTATCATGCGCGTAACGGCGCAGCTCCATCGGCGGATATTTCGGATGAACGATGGTCAGAACGTCAGCTGACTGTGTGAACTTAAGTCTGAACAGGTCTGCTTCCGCATAAGGTGTAACCAGCTCGTAGATATTGCTCGTACCGCTGACCAGCACCTGCCCGCCATCCTTGAACACTCGCATGTATTTATCGCCGAACTCAAGCGCATAAGTTTGTACCGTTGAAAACTGGAACGGGATTAGTCGGCATTTTTTGTTCGGATATTTTGCCGCGGCGATGAACTGCGTGCCGGGACGGTTTTCTACCCCGCCATACTGCCGCACGATAAAGTTACTGCACCGGCGTAGCGCCACCTGGTACTTAGCCATGTCAATGCGGCCGTAAAGCGACGGCGCAATTTCTCCACCAGCAAAACTCGGCTGAATCCAGCTAATCGGCATTATGACAACCTCGCTGTCGTGAACTCACTATCTGGCGACTGTGGTTCCTGGCTTTCGTTCATGCTGTGAGAGCCGGCGCTGAGGATTACGCTCTGGTACATTTGAAGGCAGAAGCGCGTCAGGTTGGCATCACCAGTTACCGGCATGTTGATAGCAGCAGCCAGCCGCCAGGCAAGAGCATCCTGGAACAACGGATCGAACATATTCACATCGGTGATGCGCGCAACATACTTCAGGCGCGCTTCCTGTTGATCGGTGTAGATAAGCTTGCCTGTGCCAGCGTCGTTAACGCCGGTCTCGTAATTGATGCGCATGGCAGCAGTCGGATAGCGCACGCCCGGCACCATGATTTCAATGATTCGCAGGCAGTCAGTGGGATAGGCATAGGCATATGTCCAGTCAGGAGGCGCAATGCCAGTGTCGGCCAACGCGACGCGCTTGGTGGCGAAATTCCATTCGGCGTCTGCCAGGACAGCATCGCGGCACGCTTCGAAATGGAGGTTACACACGTCAGCCTCTTTGCTCTTTTCATCGAGGCTGTTGATGCTGCGGCTGCTGCCGATATTGCTCAGCGCCAGATTGCAGATCTCGACCACCGAAGCCATTATTCACCCCCGCCGTATAGCGTGTCAGCGGCTGATTTCTGCTGCTCAGCCTGCGCCGGTTCGATTGCCATATCAGTGATCTGCACATCGGCGTTCTGATACTTTTCATCGCCGTCATCGCGCACTGATGTGCCCTTAACGACCGCGCGCGCGGTAATCATCACTTCCGATCCGACAGCGGGCATGCTTACGCCGAGCTTTTTCAGTGTTTCATTATCAAGGTTGATGCGCAGTCCCCACGGATAATCATCGCGGGTTTTGGTTTGGCCGCTTTCGTCCTGATAGGTGTCGGTGCCGTTTTTGAGATTTACCAGATCCATAACCTACTCCTGCAATAAAGGGGCCGAAGCCCCTTGTTTTTACTGGGGCTTAAAGGCCCAACTCGGCGCGTTTTTTAGCAATCCGGTCTTGCAACGTCTCAGCCTTCATATTGCCGGGCTTCTCGTTGAACAGATCTTCGTATTGCTGGCGCAGCGCGGTGAGTTCTTCACTGACAGCGCCAGTGCCATCACCACCTTCGCCATTAGCACCAGCGATCGGGCCTTCCGGGTTCTGCACAACAGAGTTCAGAACACTGGGGACCGGTGCCGGGCCGTCAGCAGCGGTGGATTTACCTCGTTTCTGTTCGGCCTTCTGCTCAGCTTTTTTCTTCGCAGCTTTCGCCGCGTCGTTCAGCGGCTCCAGCGCGCTGCCCGGCTCGCCGTCATATTCAATTTCCGCGCCTTCATCCAGCAACTGATTGCCGATAAAGGACAGACGCAGAATGCGGTACTTCGCTTTTTCCTGTGCCATCTTCTTACCCTTAACCAGTGATTCGTGAGCGGGTGGCGTAGTAGGTGTTGTTACCGTCTACGTCAAGGTTGATGCCGGAGGTGAATGCGCCAGCGGTCAGCGGCCCGGTTCCTACGGTGTAGTTCAGGCGCAGGTAACGCTGCACGCCCTGCGGCACCTTCTGCGAGACGATGCGCTTGCCAGCGGTCAACGCGGCCAGTGCCAGATCGCCAGAACTCGCGATAGTCGTCCAGGTCGAGTTATCCGTACTGGTTTGCAGGTTAACGTTGACCGTTGCAGCACCTGCGGCGGTCGCTGTGGTATTGACGGTAACGAACCACTCCAGCGGCTCACCGACACCGATATCGCGGCGGGTGCCGTCAATCGGGCCGAGGTCGATAACATCAGTGGAAGCTGCCGACGCGGTAACCGCCTGCGCTTCGGAGAACATCAACAGTTTGTCGAGGATCATCTCTATATCTCCTTCTGGCGGGCCCGCGGCCCGCCGGTTAATGACAGGCGTTAAACAACGCGAGATTCGGTTTCAAGAATCGCGTCGGTTTCACGAATCGGCACGCCGCGGAAAGCGGTCCACCACTCGCCCTCGGTCTCTTTGACGGTCAGAGCCAGAGAGGCTTTGTCCAGAGACTGAGTATCGAGAGCCTGAGCAACGGTGCGGTTCATGTAGAACACCGGCTTACCCATGCCCCGGTTAGGAATGCGGTGCAGCGCGCGGATCATCAGGTTAACGATGTTAGCGGCAGAGCCAGGTACTGACAGGTCGCTCACGTCGATATTCGCGATGCGAACAACGTAGCGCCAGTCGCGCAATGTCAGGCCAGCATCCCATTTGTAATGGGTGCGATAGCCTTCATAGGGGTTACCGTTGGCATCAAGCAGCGTCTGCTGACCTTTGTCTTCCATAAACAAACCAGCCTTCTGCCCTTTCGGAAAAATGCCGTGGACGGTGTTTTCGCCCCACACCACCAACCAGATAGAGGTGTTGTCGGTGCCGGTGCCGCCAGCATCAATGATGTTCTGGCCGTTGCCAGCGGATTTGCTGGAATAGCGAGGCGCCAGTCCCATGAACTGCTGCGGGTTGACGCTGGTATCACCGTAGAAAAGCGTCTGCGCCATTTTCTGATTCATGCCTTCCAGGAAGGCACGGTCTTCCGACAAACGGAATTCAGCGGTGTTTCCGTTCAGATCGGCGAGAGACTTGTCGATTTCGGCGTAGGTTTCAAGCATCCCCATGGTATCGGTGATCTGAACCGTGGTGGATTTACCCTTCGGCACGCCGGAGTTAATCATGCGCCAGTAAGCATCCGGCAAGCCGGTGCGAATCGTGGTGCGGTGACCGGTCGGAGAGTTACTTTCAACGAACGGCATATCTTCCAGAATCGGGTTGCTCTGGGAGAGAAGCTCGATAATCGTATCGGTCTTCCCGCCGTTATCTACGCGCTTACCCCAGTCCGCCAGCGTCAGCGCATTTAAGCCTTTAACAGCCATGGTTTATTTCCTCTTATTTGCCATAGAGCACTTCGGCCGCACTACGCTGGCCTTGATTTCCGCCGGTTACCATATTGTCTTCCGACATGGCTTTACCGACCTGTACGCAGAAACGCACCAACGCGGGGTTATTCCCGAGCCCGGACGCTTCCAGGTATTCTTTCAGCTCGGGGGTGCCGAACTGGTCGATCGCGCGCTGCGCTGCGCTGATGCTCGACGTGAGCTTGTCACCGCCGATTTCTTTGTCGGCCTTAATGGCCTCCTGCCACTCTTCGCCCTGCTTCTGCCAGGCAGCGAGCTGCTGCTGATTAACCAGCGGCAGGATTTTTGAGGCATAAACGTCCACCAGCTTCTGCGCCTGCTCGTTGCTGAGGTTCAGCTCACGCGCGATCGGCTCAAATTCTTTCACTGCTGCGGCATCCAGCTCGACGCCCTCGCCAGCTGTCAGCTCATATTTTTCCGGCGCGCCTTCGGGCTTTTTGGTTTCGTCTTTCTTCTCGCCAGCCTTCTCTTCATCCGTTTTCGGCTGCTGTGCGCCGTCATCGGTTTTCTGTTCTGCCAGATCCTGAGACTGGCCTTCTACCTGCGCGCCAGGCTGCGGGTCTGTCTTGCTCTGCGGCTGTTCAGAAGCAGGTGCTCCAGAGGCTTCAGATGGTGCGCCACCGCCACCAGCACCGCCGTCGGCGGGTTGCTCGTTGCAGAGACGGCGAAATAAGAGACGTTGAAACAGATTCATGGTCACTCCTGTTTGGCGGCCTCGTCGGCCATCGTCAGATACAGATCCGGGCAGCAGGTCATGACGCGCTGAAATAACGCCAGCGCCATGTTTCGCTGCCCTTCGTTAAATGCAGTTACGTGCGGATCGCCAGCAAAGGTCGTGGCAAATGTCTTGCCCTGCGAGAGCACGCGCCAGATGACGCGGCGACCGGCCTCGGTGCCCATCACGGCCCGGATATCAGCGGCGTCTCGCTCTTCGAGGCGTTTCTGCTGGGCAATTTGCTCGGCTGTCGGCTGGTCTTCGTCGTAGATATCAGTCATTGCGGCTGACCTCCGGCGGCACCGGCCAGAGCCGTGAGAAGATTCGGATCGGCGGTTTTGGCTTCGCTCAGAGTTTTAGCGCCCTGCACTGCCGCCATGCCGGTTTGCAGCGCCATAGCCTGCTGTTGCTGCTGCGCGCGGTCGTTGCGGGTCTGCTGCGCCTGCTCCTGCGGGACGACAACGGTCGGTGATACGCCAGACATGACGGCGTAGTTGTCGATGGCCTGGTCGACGTCGAGCTTGTCCAGCGCTTCCGGCTTGGCGCTTGCGAGGTTGCCAACGAAACCGACAAAACGCTCAAGGCTGCTGAGTCCTATAGCTTTCTGCGCCTGCGCCATCACGGAGATGTATTCGATGCGCAGCGGCATCCCCTGCATCACGTCTGGCGGCGGCGGCAGCATGTTCTTGCGTGCCATCATGGAGAAAGCGCGGTCAATCAGAGGGTCAAGAAACTCATCGTTGAGGCGTTCCAGCACCGGGCCGAGCATCAGCAGCTTCTCTTCTTTCATCTCGATAACCGCTTCAACCGGCATTGAGCGGGTGTTGACGTTCTGGAGCATCATGAAGAGATCGACGAAATAGGCGCTATTGATGAGCTGGCGCGTGTCCTGAATGTCGCCCAGCAGATCGCCCAGGTTTGGGTTAACCATGTACGCCGGGCGCAGACCTTCGGCCCCCGTCACCTGGTCGACATAAGTGATATCGCCAGGCAACAGGGATACGCGTTGGGTTTTCAGAGAAGTCGGGCCAATCATCGGCGGGTTGGTTTGCTTGTCGATCTGCTGCGCTTTGCGGCGCTGTTCGAGCTGCAACGCTTTAACCTGCCCGAGCGCAATCATGCCAGGACAGGATGAGCCGTAAACGTCCTCGCCGTTGACTTCCCAGCGCGGTGCCATGACAGGGAATTCGTCATAGCCGGATTCACGCAGCACTTTATCGTTATCGCCGCCAACCTCGAAATATACGGAGCGGAACGCCTTGTTTTTGGCATTCATCTTTCCCGTTTCGCGGTTCATGTTCGGGTATACGGCATGCACCACATCAACCCACTTTTCATAGGTGCCGTTCTCAAAGGCGCTTTTGGTGCTGCTGCTGACGTTATTCAGTCCGAACTCGCGTACCAACTGGCGCACGGTCATGGAAAATTTGCGGAAACACGTATCGACGCTGAGACGCGGGCTGTTTGCGATGTAGTAGCTGCCAACCGGGAACGGCATCGTGCGGATAACGTCTTCGTCATCTTCAAGCACGGCGAGCGCGCCGGTGCCGCATGTTCCCAGGCTTGAGTAAATGATCGGCAATGACTGGTACAGGTTCGACTTATTGAACATGTCGTTCATGCGGTTCTGCACCGTCTCCAGCCACAGCTTGACCGGGCCATAATCCATCATTTCCGGATCTGGTGTCGCCAGCTTGAACCACGGGCGGGCCGGGCTGGTGATGCCCGACATCATGCCGCTTGAGAGCGTGCGGTTTGCCATCGTTGCCGTCGGATCAACGATTTTGTTATTGCGGCGGTCGCCGCGGTTAGCTTCACTGGTCAGGAAGCGAGAGCCGCGCGGGATAATGAAATCGCTCAGTTCGCGCCAGTGAGGTTCGAAAGTAGTGCGCTCCTGCTCCAGCTGCGCGAGCTGCTTCGTCAGTTGCTCTTTCAGGGTTTCGTTCGTCATTGGCATCAAGCGACGCTCCGTTATTGACCGAGCAGCGTTTTGCCGCTGGTAGACGCGGCGGAGGTGTCGCCTTGCGCACCAGTCAGCATGGTTGAGTTGCGACCGGCGGCGGCGCGGCGGCGGCGAGTCTCTTCGTCTCGAGCGTCAACAACTGCCTGGTCCTGCTCCTGCGGTGCGGACTGAACAACCGGAGCCGCTTTAGGAATGGAAGGTTTGCTGCCAATGCACATTTCACGACCTCATGATGCCAGTTAAATTATTACCAATTTAACCACATAAGAATTATTTGATGTAGTGTATTGACATTGAGTGCGTTAATTATTACCTTTTTGGTAAACATCATTACCATGTACAACCCGACATCGGAGGTTTGTATGTAACGGTTAGCGGTGTTTGATTACGGCGTATGGCACATGCGTCGCAGCGGTCCGGGCGGTCCTTGATTTTACGCCGTAGCGGGTAGCCGGAATGTGCAAGCCATCTGCACGGACATGGGATTCACCACCCTGGCGATACAGTGTGACACCTCGGAAGAGACGAGGATGCAACGATGAGAGCATTGGGGTGACCGGTTAATCCCGTGACGCTAACCGATACAGGCGCAGTGCTCTCTTCGTTGTTAAACAAGATTGAGTTGCCAGGTATATTCGGCCATTAATGTCCGGCTCATCACCGGATACCACCTAAATAGCGGTCGCAAGACGCCGGACGCGTAACCGGCACCACAACCCAATCACGCCTCAGGACCGTGATATCCCATAGCAAGCTGTGTGTAGTCGTTGGCGGTGGCAGTTTCCCTTGAAGGGCTGAACACCGCCCTTTTTACACCAGGACGCCATCGCGATGGTTTCCCGCTGTAACAAGCCAACCCTCATTGCTTCCAGTTCGCCCGCCTCGTGCGGGCATTTTTTTGCCTAGTGACTAGGAATTACCTTAAAGGTAACATGTGCAAAACCACATCACACAGGGCCGTGACATGCTTGATTTTATCCGCGATATCCTCGCCTCTTTCCGCCAGGCGTCTCTTGAGAGGGTCCGAAGCCCCTTCCTGGGAGCCTTCGTCTTTTCCTGGCTTGGCTTTAACTGGCCCATGCTGGCTATTCTTTTTTTCAGTAAGCGAGAAATCGAAAAGCGGCTTGTTTATATCGGTGATAACTTCGGCATAGAAACCTTTATTATTGGCCCGCTTTGCACTTCAGCCTTAATTGCTCTTTTGCTTCCTCAAATAAACAAGCTAGTAACTAAAATACAAGACAAGCCCAATACTGACACAGTAGAAATGAGTCTTGAATCGAAAATAAAGATTGGAAAAAAACAGCAAGAAATCGCCGAAATTGAAGCGAGAAAAAAACTTGCTGAGAAGAAAGAAGAAAGAAATATCGAGGAAGGAATTCAGCAGATAAAAAAAGAACACGAAGAAGCCATTCGCGATATCAACTTTGCTCGACAGCAATATAAAGACATATCCTCAAAACTCACTGATGCCGCAAAAACAATTGCGGAGTCTCAGAGTCAACTCTCTGTAGAAAAGGAAGCCAGGGCCAAAACAGAGAAGGAGCTTATTTCAGTAAATGAACGCTTAAAGGTTGCTACTGAAAAATTGATTTCTGCAAATAATGATAATAATAAAGCAAAAGTAGAAATGGATGTACTAAAGCGCGAGTTTAATGACCTGAGAATTCAAATTCAAGAAGTCAGTTCTTATAACCAACACTTATTAAATGAGCTGAATTTTGTAAGCGAAAAAATACCTCATATCATAAGACTCAAAAATATAGATGGAAAAATAGAAGTTGTATTTTATAAATATAACTACGAGAAAATAATGAAAGCGATTCACTCATCTAATGAGTTGACAGATTTAGAGAAAGATGCGTTCCTATCCTTAACTGGCCTTGACTTTAGTGATCCTTCAATAAAAGAAAGACCAAGTCATTTAAATACTCAAGAGCGCATTATAAACAATGAGAAAAAAGAAATAATAATGGATAGAAACCGATCCCTATAGGATTAATTGTATATCACCCATACGGGTCATAGTCGCTGATGGTTCTGCCCTGCTGCTGGCCGGGCAGATTCATCCGTTTTGAAACAGGGAACGCGAACGTCAGCGCCAGAGCATCGCCGCAGCCTGGCGAGCGTCCCAGGCGGTCTTTGATATCTTCTTTGGGCTCCAGCACAATCTTGCCGTCGACGCGCACTTTGTACTCGACCGCCGACAAATCCTCCGCCGTTTCGCGCTCATCCAGCGTTCCGCCCAGCTTGAGCCAGGTTTTCACGTTGTTGTACATCTCGCCGCGCTTATTCAGCATCTGCGGATCGGTTGACTTGCCGCCGAACGGGATCAGCGTCCACGCACGCCCCCAGCCGTCGCCAATGGATTTAAGGCCGGTGCCGTAGCCAAAGTCGATAAACACGGCGTCGGCGCGATACTTGTCCTCAAAGTCGGCGATACGCTTAGCCATAATCAGATCGTCGGTGGTCTTACTGCCGCGCCAGAGCAGTTTGCTGTGCAGCCCCTGTCGCAGATAGATAACCGCGTCGTCAGCGCCGGAGTATGCCGGGTCGACGCCGAGAATAACCGGTGCGTGCGCCACCTGCGCCTCGGTGACGATTCGCGTCAGCGCCTCTTCGGTCATGCCGGTCGGGATGAACTGCGTTTCTGACGCGTCCGGGAAGATGCCACGCACGCGAACTTTGAAGAAGTCACTGTCTTCTCCGTAGTCGGCGGCCCACTTCTCGATCTGCGATTTGTTGGTGCCTTCGACGGTGCGGGAGTCGATCTGCTTGCACTTCCAGCGGTGCCGGTATTTTCGGAAACATTCGCGGAATCGCCCGGTGTTTCGCGTCGGGTTACCGAATGCCACCCAAATAATTTCGGTGCCTTCGTCCGTCAGCGCGCCTTCTGCTACTTCCCACACCAGATCCGCGATATTGGAGGCTTCATCAAATACCAGGATGATCCGCTTGCCCTTGTTGTGCAGGCCCGCGAACGCCTCGGTGTTGTTCTCGCTCCACGGGATAGCGTCGGCGCGCCAGGCTTTAGTGTGGTTCGGGTCGTTGGAGTAAATCGCGGTGGCGGTGGCGGTGAACCAGTCTCGGGTGATGCTGAGTCGCTGCCATTTGGCGATTTCCGGCCAGGTCTTTGTGCGCAGCTGGTTCTCGGTGTTGGCCGTCACCACGATTTTGCAGTCTTCGCAGGTGTCCATGCCCCACTTGATCAGCATTGAGATGAACGCAGATTTGCCGATACCGTGGCCGGACGCGCGGGCAAGCATGAGCGGCTCGAAGCGCGTCGCCGGGTCGGAGAGGTGCTGGCCTATTTCGTCGAACGCTTCCGCCTGCCAGTCGCGCGGCCCTTCTGAATCTTCCAGCTCGGAGCCGGGCTCGCCCCACGGAAACGCGTAAAGCGCATAGCCCAGCGGATCGTGCGTGAAGCTGGCGATATCTTCCACCAGCTGCGACTGGATATCGACGGCATCACTCATCGGCTTTCACCTTCTTCGCGCCATTCTTGCTGTTTGCGGCGCGCTGGCGGGCTTTCGCCATCTGGTCAGCCAGCGACAGGTTCACGTTGTGCTCGTGGACTTCTTTGAACGCGCTCACGTCGACATGCTTACCTATGAGCTCAAGGTTTTTCACCTTATCCGGCCATTTAACTTTCTGCAGGGTGGACTCGATATCGTCTTCTCCATCCTTTCCAGCCATGCGTATCCGATTAATATCCATCGCGCTGAGAGAGGTGCGCCACACCTTCGGCCAGTCGCGGATCGGCTTCAGGCTGCCGTCATCGTTCAAAATATCCAGCACGTCCATTTGGTCGATTTCAACCAGCCGAATGAGCACATAATCGGCGCTGACGCGCAGGCGCTTGTTGCGCTCTTCCATCAGCTCGGCGATGCGGTCGCGGATACGGTCGTCTTTCATCATGCGCATGGCGGCGTTGTCATACGACGAGAACCCGGCGCGCTTTGCGGCCTGGCCCTGCGCGTCCGGTGTCTTCACGTATTCCTGGCAGTAGCGTTCCTGCATATCCGTTAACGGTTTAAATTTGGTGGATTTTCGCTTTCCCGCGCCTTCGGCCATGATATCAACCTCAAAACTATTACCATTTTGGTAATACTATCACACAAAAAGAAACCGCCGTAGCGGCGGTTAATTCCGTCAGGAGTCCGGATCAAACCCGGTTAGCGCTTTGATTTTTTGCTTTGCGTATCCCTGAGCGAGCTGCTTAGCCACATCAACCAAAGTTGACATGCTGGCATCTTTGAAGTTCTCCTTGACGCTGTTCCAGACTTCTTTTTGACGTAGATCCGCAATGAAATCGTGACCTCGCGCAGTCAGCCTGAGGGGAACATCAACCCAGTAGTAATCATATCCCCCAATGTAGGCCTGGTATTGGTGGCCGAAGCCAGGCTCACCATCAACACGACAAATAAGTCCATTATCATCAAGCAGACGCATGTGGAATATGAATTCCGGAGATTCTTGGTCATAGCCTTTGGCTACCAGTTCATAAACCCATGTGTCCGGCCCTTCAGTATCCTCAAAGGCGAGCAGCAAATCCTTTAGATATTCTTGGTTAATTTTCATAATCATCTCCGTGACATGTCACGCTATTTATACCACCAACTTAAGCGCATGCCACCCGCTGGTAACCCAGCACTGAGAATCCCCTTGGCACGGGCAGCTGTCGACCGGCAGCGCGTCGCCGCACTTGCCGCACTGGCGGACACGCATTTCCGCGATTTGTTCCTGCAACCGTGCGTTATCCTGGCGGATCAGCATCGTGATGTACTCGTTGAGCTCATACGGCTCTTTGCCTGGTCGGCGGGCGGCGCAGTTGCGCGCCACCATGTCCATTTCCTGGGCATCCAGCACCAGCTCGAGTTTGCGGCCACCAGCGGCGGCCTGGCGGGCGCGCTGCGCTGCTTTTCGCTCTGCTGCGGATTTAGGCATCACCCCTCCTTGCTAAGTACAGCCAGCTCAGTACAATGGCGACAAGGGCATGGTGCCCTGTTGTAAGACTGCTGCACCCGGTAATATCCGCTTCCGCCGCAGTATTTACAGGTGGCTGTTTCTACATCAGGCACAACCGGCGCGGGCGGTGCGGTGTAGAGCGCGGTACCGCCATTGTGCAGTTGTTCAGCACAATGCAGCAGCGCACCTGGTTCTCGCACCACGGGTTCACCAAAGCGGTGCTCGCCCTGGGCTTGCAATACCAAATAATCGTTAATTTCGGCCAGTCGCCGGGCTTCGCCCTCCGCTTCAAGGGCGCGACGCTTCCAGATTTGCAAATCCTCGCGCGCGCCCTGGTATGCGTCGCCAAATTCGGCAGCATTACCCGCCACAGGCTCCGCCCGCTCCCGCAGCGCCAGCACAGACAACACACGCTCTGTTAACAAACGTTGCGCCTCTCCGCTCTGAATATCCGGCTCACCCGGCCCACCGAATCCAGCGAAAAAATCTGCAATTTCGCTGGCGATAAGTTCGTTAAGTTCGCTCACGCTTCACCCCCTGTCTCAAGATTGATGCCCGCCACTTTCAGTTTTGCTGTGTTCATGCGGCACCGCCTTGACGCAGCTCCGTTGCGTAATCGCTGGCAATATTTACTGCCTCATCAAGTCCTATCATTTCGTCTTGACGGCAACTTACGATTGAATTGCTAATTTTCAGGCAAACAGCATCAACAGCGCTGGCCCTTACTTCGCGCAGGAATGCGTCGGTGGCGGGGGTTTGAATGTGTTCGTCGCTAACTTGTTCGGTTCGACATTCGTCATCAGTCATCGTTACAACGCGATATTTCCTGTCAGGAAGACGGGCGGCGACTTGAACATCAAAGACGGTGTCAGCATCCAAACCGTATTCACCAGCTATTTCATCCGGATGTTCATACGGAATCTCCGGGTCATCAGCATCCCAGAACATCAAGTTCGACTTCAGCGACGCATTCTCCGCCGCCAGCGCTTCACACTGCGCCGCCTTTTCGCGCAGCGCCGCGGTGGTAACGTCGAGCTTATCCGCCAGGCGGACAATCATCTTCGCGATATCAATCAGCGGCGTATTGCTGTCGAGGCACTTCGCCAGCTCATGACCCGCCTTCACTAACTCATTGTTTTCACTGTGCATAATTCACCCGTATTGATTTTTTAATCATCTGACAAATCAGGACTTAAGCATTAAGCCGTGTCGTGCGATCAGCAGCGCGTCGGCGATGGCCTGCCCTTTGGCTTTTGCATCCAGCGCGCGGAGTGCCGGGTACAGCTGAATTGCCCGGCTCCGCGCAGCGTCTTTGTCGCTGCCGATGAGGCCAGCGGCCTTTTTCCACGCCTGCGGCGTCACAAGCGTGTAGGGGATGTGAGCCCCCTGCAGAATCCCTTCGGCGATGCCTGCTGCATGCCCGAACGTGAACATGCTCGCGGTTCCCTGCCCCGGCATGGCGCCGACCTGCTCCAGATACGCATGGCTGATGCTCCACGACTGAAGCCAGGCCGCCAGCTGCGCGCCGTTAACCCTCGCCTTACTGCCGACTTTGATGGTCGGCATGTTCAGGTGCGCCACGTATTCGCCGGTTTCGTCTACAGCCACAAGCGCCCCGCTACAGCCGGGGTCAATCCCGATAATCACGCCCATGTTGGTTTCCTTGAGCCTTTACCTTAAAGGTAATACTGATACTTTTACGAATAGATTTCAAGCGATACAGATAAATAAAATTACCATTCTGGTAAACATATCACGCAACAAAAATCATCCCCTGAAGCCTGGAGGGATCTCGTCTTCCGGCTCTGGTATCGCGTTAACGTCTCTCCCGGCCCTGCCGTTAACTCGGTTCCGGCTCTGCTGCACACTGCGCGCCAGCTTCTGCTGCCATTGGGTGTGGTGGAACGCCTTCCCCTCTGCCTGCCAGTAGTCGATGAACGATGCCAGCTCCTGGGGGGTTACCTCTTTCGTCAGCGGGATTCCCCATATCGCGGCCTGCTTCCTGAAATCGGGGTCTGGCTTCCAGTCCGGCGAAATCGCGAATTTACCCATTTGCCCCGATCCGCCTGGTGGCACGTAGCCATCCATCACAAAGTTTCCGGTGCCGGGGTCAGGGTTTTTCGACAGCCTCTGGTTATGGCGGTTATCCACAGGCACAAACTTCACTCGCGCGTTATGTGGGGTTTTATCTTTTATATCTTCCTCTTCCTCTTCCTCTTCCTCTGGTAACTCTTTTCGTAACGCTGGTTGCGTTACTTTTTGCGTTTCACGTTTTCGGTGTTCAGCGACGCGACGGTTTGTAAGCGCCCGTTTTTTAGAGGATTCCCCGTTGTGCCGTTCGAAGTTAGGCAGTACGAGCCGACCATCTTCATATGCCAGCCAACCGACATTGATCAGCGCATCAGCGAAACCTGTAATAAAAGCGAGTCTATCCAGCACTCCTTTTGTAACGCTGCCAGCGTTACCGTCTATGGTCTGCTGATCTGCCCACGCCCATATTCGCACGAGCTTTCCGAGAACGGCGTCCGGGTCGATATTAAGGATTTCCGCTATCTGAAAAATTTCCGGCTTGTCAGGTGTGATGACCTCGACTTTTATCCAGCTACTGGCCATCAGATCACCCCCGTGGATTCGCCTTGTTCTGCCGCTGCCATAAGGCGCTTGATTTCGTCCTGGCGTCGCTTGTTGCTTTCCATGGTGCATGCCACACAGTGGCCGTTATAAACCCAGCGCTCGCTGTCGTGTCCGTGCTTGCAGGGCTTCCCGGTGTAATAACGCTTCATACCGGTCTTTGCGGCCTCAGTTCTGGTGATAATCTTCACAGTCGGAACCTCATTGCGGTTGTGATTACGATAATTTTGCCTGAGCACACGAAAAGATCAACCGTAAACGGATAAATATTACCTTTATGGTATTTGCCGCATAAAAAAGGCCGCCATAAGGCAGCCTCTTTGCGTTTGTGGTGGGATAGTCAGCTGTAGAAGAACTGGACCAGGTCGTTTTTACTTGTCAGCCAACCGCGCTGCTTGCACGCTTTAAAAAGCTTTTCCATCCGTGCCTTAGTCGGCGTCTTACGGCGCCCGCAGTAGTGCGCAGCGATGTACCCGGCTGTCGTCCCGGCATCCAGAGCGAACGCCTCCCGGCCCGCCTGGTCCAGGCTCAGCCAGTGTTTCTTGAAATCAAATTTCTGCTCGATTGCCATAAATTTTTTTCTCACAGTATCTATTTACCTCAAGATTATTACCTTTTGGGTGTAAAAATCAAACATTATTACCTTTTTGGTGCATTTACCTTTTTGGTAATATCTCTTTTAATTTAATAAGTTAACAATCCAAAAAAGAGATAATTTAATAGAAATGAAAAGTATTCATGAGATACGGCGAGAAAATTTAAAGGAAATTCTGCGGCGTTATTTCGACGGCAAGCAGATCCGCCTGGCGGAGCGGCTGGAGATTCAGCAGAACCTGGTCTCCCGGTGGGAGAGCGGCGCGAAGAATATCGGCGATAAAGTCGCCCGGCGCATTGAAGAAGCCGCACGAGTCGAATCGCACTGGCTGGACGTCGATCACCAGCTCGCTAATATGCTGGAAAACCAGGAAAGCGATACTGGCCCGACGAACACCAGCGAGCTTGCCGCGAGCATTCTCAAAAAGTGGATGGACGCCGATGGGCTTTCTCAGCAGAAAGTGGCGGCCGCCTCCGGCGTCAGTCAGGCCACAATTAACCGCTTGCTGCGAAACGAGAGCAGCATCTCCGTCAATAATCTGGCAGCGATTGCAGAGTCGTTCGGGCGCCAGGCGTATGAAATGATCCTGCCGCCGGAAGCGCCGGGCCTTATCAGTTACGACCACAAACTGTACGCGGCGCTGCCGCAGCAGGAAAAAGACAAGATCCGCACGTTCATTGATTTCGTGATGTCTCAGAACCAGAACGATAAGCAGGCGTAAAACGCCGCGTTAGCTCAACTACACACAGCCCAAATCCTCAAGAGCCGTTCAGGCTCAAAGAAGAATAGTTACCGTTTTGGTAATTTTTTCTCTCACTATCTATTGACTCTCTTTTAAAACCGGTTCAGTATTACCTTAAAGGTAAACATTGAGGCGGTAAAAACTCTCTGATTACCCATCGCCGGACGCGTTCCGGGTTACCTATAACCAAAAGTATTACCAATTTGGTAAACATTTGAGGTGCGGAAATGCAGTGGAGAATCATAAACGGTTGGCACTGCGTGACGATTTCCGGGCTGATGAGCTGGAAATTCAGAACGCTGCGCGAGGCGGTCGAGTGGGCATTCATAACCAGGGAGGCCCGCAGTGTTGAAAGAGAAATGCGCGCCTGAGGCGACGGTCGATGTGAACGGCAGGCCGTACCGGGTTTACCGCCAGGCAAATGGTTATGAATGGCGTTTCGTATCTGTCGATAAGCCGCGTGAAGGTTTCACGATGAACTTTGAGCAGATGGTGAAAGCCGGGTTTGAACGATTAACGGGGTACTCACAATGAACCTTCAACAGATTGGAAAGATGGAAAAAATCATCGAGCAAATGTCCGCCGATTACTGCATCTGCAAGCAGGTGGAAGCGCGGCAGGAAGAGCTGGACGCGGCGCTGAGCAATAGCGCGCTGAACAAAGTGATCCGCGAATCCTGGCAGGCTGCTGGCATGCGCAACGAGATCATCACTCATGTGCTTGAAGACGTTGAAGCCACGGAAATCATCGGCGCGCTGCTACGCGAGCTTTCCGGCGTCGCCGCCCGCTGGGATATGGCTGACCAGATCGACAGCGCGAGGGATGCAGCGTGAGGCCGGGCATCTACCGCGACATCTCAAACGAGGCCTACCACGCCGGTGACGGCGTTAGTAAGTCGCAGCTCGACCTGGTGGCAATCAACCCGGCGCTGCTGGCATGGCAGAGAAATGCGCCGGTCGATACCGAAAAGCTCCAGGCGCTGGATATGGGAACCGCCCTGCACTGCCTGCTGCTGGAGCCGGAAGAATTCGACAAGCGCTTCATTGTGGCGCCGCAGTTTAACCGCCGTAGCAATGCCGGAAAGGAGGAAGAGGCAGCATTCCTGAACAAGGTTGCCGGAATGGGCATGACAATCATGAGCGCCGAAGAAGGCCGGAAATTGGAGCTGATGCGCGACAGCGCTTTTGCTCACCCGGCGGCGCGCTGGCTGCTTGAACAGGAAGGCGATTGCGAGGCATCGCACTACTGGATTGACGAAGAGACAGGCGAGTTGTGCCGCATTCGTCCCGATAAGCGTCTCGCGCAGTTCCCCGTGATGGCTGACGTGAAAAAGGTCAGTGACATGTCACGATTCGCGCGACACATCGACGAGTTCCGATATCACGTGCAGGACGCGATGTATTGCGAGGGAGCAAAGCAGACGACCGGCGAGCCGCACAGCTTCTTTTTCATCGCCGTCAGCGAGTCGATCGACTGCGGCCGCTATCCGGTTCGTGTATTCGAACTGGATGCTTACGACAAAGACGAAGGTTTTCGTCTGTTCCGGCGCGACCTGACCGCTTATCACCAGTACCGCACCAGCGACGAAGTCGGCGGTATTGAAACCATTAAACGCCCGGAATGGGCACGTAAACAGGACATGTACGCATGAGCAACGATATCACTTTAACCGCGCAGCCTGGCGCCACCGTTGGCACCGCTGCGGCGATTTTCAGCCCGGAAGGACTCAACCAACTGGTGCGCTTCGCTGACCTGATGGCGCAGAGCAAGGCGACCGTGCCTGCGCATCTGGCTGGTAAACCTGCTGACTGCCTGGCAGTGACAATGCAGGCGGCGCAGTGGGGCATGAATCCGTTTGCTGTGGCGCAGAAAACACACGTCGTTAACGGCGCCCTGGGCTATGAGGCGCAGCTGGTCAACGCTGTTGTCTCGTCATCCAGCCTGCTGGCTACTCGTTTGAATTACCGCTGGGATGGCGACTGGTCGAAAGTGAGCGGTAAGACAGACAAATCCCCCAACCTCACCGTAACCGTGTGGGCAACGCTCAAAGGCGAAACCGAACCGCGCGAGCTGACTATCAGCATGGCGCAGGCTGGCGTGCGCAACTCGCCAAACTGGGAAGTAGATCCGCGCCAGCAGCTGGCCTACCTCTGCACGAAGCGCTGGGCTCGTCTGCATGCGCCCGATGTGTTGCTCGGTGTTTACACCCCTGACGAGCTGGAAGAGAGCCGCCCGCGCGTTGAGCGCGATATCACGCCGCCGGCCGTCGACGCCCGCAGCGTGAACAGCCTGATTGGCAAGACAGCGCCGCAACAGGACGCGCCAGCGGCTCAGCACCGCCCGCGCAATGAGCGCACCCCTGACGAGCTGCTGGCTGGATTCACTGAATACGCTGGTAACGCGAGTGACGTGGCCGATCTTGATTCCACCTATGCAGCTGTTGCAAAGCGCCTGGCGAGCCATCAGGAGCATCTCGATAAAGCCACCGACGTTTATTCCTTGCGCCGCGAAGAAATGACCGCAGCGCAGTAATTGAAATCAAACGCGGCGCCCGGCGCGCCGCCACCTGCTAAGAGAGAAAAAAATGAAACGAGCATACGGAAAGAAAGAGCTGTTAGAGGTTGTCCCGCTGTCGATCAGCACTATCGATGCGCTGGAGAAAAAAGGCGAGTTCCCGAAGCGCTGGTACATCACTGACAAACGCTGCGCCTGGGATGCTGACGAGATCAGCGAATGGCTTGAAGAGCGTAAGGCCAAAAGCCCGTCGGTGTTCGGGGGAAAAAAGCCTCCCGTTGAGCAGCGAGTTTTCCGCCCGGTGAGCAGCGCTGCATGACGGCCATCACCCGGCACTGGCAAAAATGGTCAGGTCTGTACTGGTACCTGGCCGGTATCGCCGCATGGATGTACCTCATCGCGGCAATTTTCACTCAGGATGGATGGCTCAAATGAAATCGAAAACCCGGCTTGAGCGTTACCACGAAAATTACGTTACCCGCCGCCTGGGCCCGCAGGTGGCAACCTCTCCAGCCGCGCAGGCCATTGAGCAGAGAGCGCTGGAGCTGGAGGCTAAAGGCCTGTTCCGTGTTGCAGCGGGGCTCTGGCTGAAATGCCTGGATGCCGCCGTAGGCGACGTTGAGCGCCAGCGCATCGCTATGCGCCGTGAGCGCTGCATTACACGCGGTTGCGCGCGCCGGGAGCATTACTGCGGCGTTAATGCGGGCCAGATAACAGATATGTGGGGGCTGCTATGACCAATTCGCACGATGATATTCAGGTCGGTAGCGTCCTGATGATGTACTCACAGGTTCGCCGCGGCTGGATTACTCCCGACGGCAGCGTAATCACCAACCCATTAAAAGCGCAGCGGATCGCCGAAGCGCTTCACAACCAGATTAAAAAGGCGGCAGCATGACCGGTAAATACACCCTGATTTATGCAGATCCGCCATGGTCATACCGAGACAAAGCGGCCGACGGCGACCGCGGCGCCGGGTTCAAATATCCCGTCATGGACGTGCAGGATATCTGCCGCCTTCCGGTCTGGGAGTTGGCAGCTGAAAACTGCTTGCTGGCTATGTGGTGGGTGCCGACGCAGCCGGTCGAAGCATTGAAGGTTGTCGAGGCGTGGGGATTCCGCCTGATGACCATGAAGGGCTTCACATGGAACAAATGCGGCAGCCGGCAGGCTGACAAGCTCGTAATGGGAATGGGTCATATGACGCGCGCCAACAGCGAAGACTGCCTGTTTGCCGTGCGCGGCAAGTTACCTGAGCGCATGAATGCCGGGATCATCCAGTCATTCACGGCGCCGCGCCTGGCGCACTCGCAGAAGCCGGACTGCGTGCGCGAAAAGTTGGTGCAGTTGCTGGGTGATGTGCGACGTATTGAGCTGTTCGCCCGCCAGTCTTCGCACGGGTTTGACGTGTGGGGCAATCAGTGCGAAGGCCCGGCGGTTCAGTTGCTGCCGGGCTGCGCAATCCCGGTCGTTAAATCGGTGGCAGCATGACGCGCGCTGATTGTGATCGCTATGAGCGAGAAAGCGTTATTCGCGCGCTGGGTGACTCCCGGCGCGGCCCTGGCGAGGACGCAGCGCAGCGTTTAATTCGGGGTATCGAGCGCCGCCGCGCGGTAGCAGATAAGGCAAAAAAGAAGGAAAAAGCATGAGCCAGAAGCACCATATCCAGCAGATGCAACAGCGTATTGACCCGGCCGTTTTGAAGAAAGCTTCTGATGAGTATTCCGACCTGCTCATCACCATGTGCCTGTGCATGAAACTGGCGGGCCCGACGCGCGCAAATGTCACAGCATGCGCCAGGGCACTTAAAACCCGCCTTACAACGTGGCACAGCCAGAAAGAGCTGGACGCCATTATCAAAGCGTGGGACCCGGTAGGCTACTTCCTGGGGCTGCGTCGCGAAGCAAACGAGGCTGCGGCCAGCTATGGGGAACCGGCGGACACATTCATCTGATAAATTGACAGACTGGGTCCATCATTTTACTGTATATGCATACAGTTATTATTTTGGCGATGGTTATGAGTAAGGATCTCGATTACCTCGTGATTTACCGCGGCGAAGAGCATCAAAGGATAACGCCTGGTAGATGGGTGCTGATTCAGCGCGCGCGGGAGTATGGCGGCGGGTGGTGGCTCGGGCGGGCGTACGACGATGTTTTCATGCTGGAGTTTGAACACCCCGGCTCCATGTCTGACGGGATCTCATACATCCTCTCCCACAACAGGATGCAAACTTTCTCGCTGTGGGATGAGGATTTTAAGTTAGAGCCATAACCCGCTACGGCGGGTTATTTTTCCTCCATCCATTTCTCGAACTTTGCCGGAGAAAAAGGCACCAGGTCGTAATGATCTCCGGCTTTCCAGTTATCCAGCATATCGGCCCACTGCTGCAACATATACTCTCGCTGGCGTGCATACTCCGCTTTGTTGTAAACCGCCCTCACCCCGCGCTGTTCATGCGCCAGTGCTTTCTCTATCCAGTCTGAGGGGTATCCAGCTTCGTGAAGCAACGTGCTGCCAGTACGGCGCAGATCGTGAATGGTGAAGTGTGATATCTTCTCGCCCGCTTTCGCAGCACGTTCGATGATATTTGGAAGCATGATGTTCAGCGCTGCGTTTGATAGCGGTCTGTCCAAGCGGTAACGGCCAGGCAGCAACAATTCGCTTCCGCAGCTATGGATCTTCATCTCTTTCATCAGTGAAATAGCCTGGCGGGAAAGATAAATCACGTGCGGTCGTGAACCCTTCATGCGCTGTGCCGGTATTGTCCATATCCTGCCATCAAGATTGACCTCATCCCAGTGCGCCAGCAATGCCTCACTTTTGCGCACCAGCGTTAAAGCAATTAGGCGAACAGCCAGCTTCATAGTTGCCATTGCCGTGGTGCCTTCAAGGGCGCGCAGAAATATCCCCATTTCTTCCGGAGATAAACTGCGCTCACGGGGCCTGAATGTCGCCAGCGTTTTTGGTTTGATGCCCTGTGCCGGATTAACAAATTGGTGTCCACGATCGTTTGCAAATCGGTATACGCTGTTCACCATTTCCAGAGCTTGTATCGCTGTGGCGTTACCTCCGCGCTCCAGAATGCGGTCGCACATTGACCTAACCATTGACGGCGTTATTTCTGCCATTACCTTCCGACCAAGCGCTGGAAGAATATCGCGCCGGATGATTGCCTCCTTCATCGCCCTGGTGCTTTCTGCCAGCGTCACATGCTGCATATATTTTTCGATGAACGAGGAAAAGGTTTCAGCGTCTTTGACTAATCGCTTTCCTTCTCTCTTTTGCGAAGCCGGGGATATACCGGCATTAACCAGCTTCTTTGCCGCAATAAGCTCGTCTCGCGCCTGAGCCAGTGTAATTCCGTCGGCACCGTATTTACCAATCGTGAGTGTTTCACGGCGGCCATTAATCCGGTAATCGTAACGGAAGGAGATAACACCTGTTTTGGTAACGGCAACGTAGAGACCATCGCGATCAGCAACTTTGTAAAGAGTATCGCGAGGTTTGAGGTTTTTCAGTTTGGTATCTGTGAGCAC